GATCACCCCAGATTCTAGCCATAGCTCTAGGGAATTGAGGTTCAAATCTAGACCGGCTTCATCATACGTGCCGTAACCGACACGAATCGCATCACCGGCACTAGATTCACTAATGGCATAGGCAATGGTGGCGTAGGCATCTGCGGGTGATAAGCCCGTGTTGCCATCGTCGCCGCTCTGCGAGACATAGCGCACCGTGCCGGTGAATAGACTAGCATCATAGCGCGAGCCGCTTACACCTTTAAGCAAACTGACCACACTGTTGCCGGCGATAGTGTCGGTTTTATTGCCGATCACGTCGCCCCAGTCGGTATTTGCCGCACTATCTGCGGCGGGTACAGTTAATGCCCCCGCATCTGGTAAGTTGTCGGTAACGGTTTTAATGGCATCCACTGTGCCCGGATTTACTTGTGCTTGGCTTCCAATCGGCATTAGCTCATCCCCGTGGTTACTATCGCCGTACTGATTGCGGCGGGTGTACCGGACGCACTGCCTACGCATGCCTGGAACTGGATATAGGGATATAGCGCGTCCAAATCCCAGGACAATGCTAGGGCCTGGTCGGCATCCGTGTTGAGCTCAACATACTCCGGCTCAACCTGCACGACGCTGGCGGCTACGGTGCGGATCGGCAGGTTGAATAGCTGGCCGCCGCTTTGTATCGCCACGCGCAGGCGAATGCGTATGTCGGTGTCCGTGCCGATGTCATAGACCGCTGCCAAGCCGACATAGTTCGCACCTTGCACGTCCAGTGTACCCCCCAGGTTGGCCCAGGCTGTGCCTAGCGGCTGCGTCGTGCCTACAAGTAATTGCTTCGTACCTGCGTAACGACCCGGAAACTTTAGATCGCCCATAATGCCTCCTAAAACGTAAAAGCCGCCACCCTGCCAATTATGGCTTGTGGGTGGCGGCTTCCTCACTAAAAAGAGCAATCCGCTCTATTTTTCTAATGATACTCTAATTTTTATGTACTGTCAAGGTTTGTCGTACTTGCCGCGTCCCCAGCGATTAAAGCCGAATTCGGAGCAGAGGAAGTCATCAAGCACCACCAGCGCATAATGTATGGCTTCGGCCATGCGCCGCATAAAGCCGGGGTCTAATTGCGTCTCCAATTGCTCAAAGCGCAGCAGCAGCGAGTCTAGTTGTTCGACAGCCCCGGTGATGCTGATGTGGTCGTTCACTCTGTCCTCCGTAAGCGCGTCACCTGCGTATAGCACCTGCAGCGCGGGTGGGCCGGCGGACCGTTAGGGAACTCAGCGGACCATACCGCGCGTGACTTGAGGTGTAATGGTGCGCAGACAGAACGACAGACGCGCTCGTCAGCTTGCGTGTACCAACGCTCGTCCGGTTGCACCTGGTACAGTGTGCGGTAGAGCGCGCCCAGCGCTGCTAACCCGGCGCTGATTGCTACCGTTGTCTCGGTGATGCTGATATTCTCACGGCGAGCGTCACCAAATGCACGCGCGATAATGGCATTGCGATTTTCCTCATCAGCAGTCTGCTGCGCCTGCCGCAAGAGGTCGCGGGTAGTCTCTGTTAGTTGCCTAGCACGCTCTTCGCCGTACTCGCGTGCCCACCGCGTGATAGCGGTGTCCAGTTCCGCATCGTCAACGCTCAGCATAAACTGTCCCTGGATCTCGTCGGCCCGGCTGCGGGCAATCTGTGGCAGCCACAGCAAGAGCGCCGCAAGTAGCGCAGCTTCTAATGCACTGTAGTCAGGTTGACGCCCTTGCTCGATGTCCTGCTGTGCTTGCTGTTGGAAGTCCACGAAGACCGGGCGCAGGGCATCCTGGATGTCATCCTCAAATGTACCCCGGTCAGGTGGGTTGTCATCCTCATCTTGGTTGATGCGCAGGTTGGCAGTTAGTTCCGGTTCTGGCGTCAGCCCTAACAGTTCCCGATCCTCCGTTGTGGTCGAGGGTTTAATGCCTGTGGTGGGATTAGTCAGCGCCGCGCGCGCCTGGGCATTGCGTAACACAATGTCGCTCTGCTCAAGCGGCGTCATGTCAATGATGCTCGGCCACTCCCACATATCCGAGGTCTCGTTATACGTGCCCACCGTGTAGAGCTGCGCCGGTGCGGTTAGACCACCCGTCCAGATCAGCCGGTCAATGAGCATACGGAGGATCTCATCTTCTGCATAGGTCTTCTGCCGCGTCGCGATGATCCCCGCCCATTGCCGCGTGTCCTCCTGGGCGCTGGCAAGTTGTCCGGCGGCGCTCCCCATCAGCACGCGCTTGGGTATACCGGTGTCGGCGGCGATAGCGTCCAGCTTTTTGTCAATGAGGTCGCCAGCGGCGGGCACATCGCTTGTGCCAATCTGGGACACGTCCACGCCCTGGTAAGGCATGAGTAGGAAGCGCAGCGGATCATGACTATAGCGGGCGATGTAGTCTAAAATATCGCTCTCGCTGGTAGTCATCTTATAGCCTTGCTCTGGCTTGATCACAGTTCCCGGACGCATATTTAGCCACGTGGCCTCCGCTGTGCCTCCGCCAAGTTTTAGATAATCTATCAGATCGTTGATGACAGTCTCTAGGCGTGGCGTGCCGAATATCTCGGAGTTATCGCGATTCTCCGCCAGGTGAATGATGCGCGTCCAGTGGTAGATAGCGCTGCTCTCAGTGTCCACTGTGGACACGTCCACGGTGTAAGTCTCTGGCAAGCCAAAGCGTGGGTCTTGCGGGTCTTGCACCACGCTTTTTATTTGCGCACCGGCCTCAGACAACGGGCGCAGCCACAGCACATCGTTGGGACCGTCAAGCTCCCCTTCTTCCAATGGCTCAGAGGTGGGCTTGCCACCTGCCACGCCAATGACTAGCACCCCATAACGATAGATACCGCTCAGGCGGTCAGCGCGCGTGAGTACTGACCAGACACCCAGGCGGTCAACGAGGGCTTGCCAGTCCTGCACGAATGGCGTCTCGGTCTCGCCTTTCTCTGTCACCGCCGGCGGGCGCCTCCAGGTGTCCTGCGCGGGTAGACTAACGATGCGCTTCGCCAACCCACCACGCTTATACCATTTGTAGTAATAATCGTAGTCCAGTTCGCCCGCTTCCGGATAGCCTAGCACGGTGTAAAAATCGCGCTGGCCCTTAAACGAGGTTAGCCCGCGAGGCCGACGTTGGAAGTCCCACAGGCTACGGTTGACGACCATTGTCACGTCCTCCAGCGAGTACTTCCGCTCGCGTAGTGCTTGGATAGCGTCAGCGTATACTTGTGCGGCGTCACGTTCTATGCTATCTACCATATCCTGCTCACCTCCCTGACTACGCGCTCTTGCCCGATGTCATCAACGTAGGCCACAAGATAGCGTAACATATCCATACCGTGGTCCAATTCCTTAATGGGTTGTTCTTTGGTCTTACTATTAGCCCACACATATCCGGGAAACTCAGCAACCGTGGCGGTGGGCTGCTTGACTTCTTCCAGTGCCAGGTCAGTTTCGCGCAGGGCATCCGCTACAAAGAACAGCCGCCCGTCGGCTAATCGCTGCTTGACGGCGTTAATGCCGGGAATGACGGCGTTAAAGCCTGCCACGGCATTGAGGCCTGCGGCGTTAAGGGCGTTGATATACGCTGGCTCGGAGGGATCACAGACAAAGACCTCTATGCCATACTCGTTGTTCAGCGCGCGGGCTTTCTCTACCCACCAATCAATCATTTGCCCGGTGTGATAATACTCGGCGACCAGGTAGAGTGCGCCGTTAACGCCACCCACGCCGTATACGCCCAGTACGCCAGGGTTACGGTAGCCCCAGTCGACCCCCGCTACATAGCGTGGCATGAAACGCGGTAGGGCATCGCGCTCGATAACGTGTCGGGCGTGGTCGAATTCATCGTAGATCACACCTTCGGCTTGCACCCAACGTCCCTCGCGCAGGCGTTGCGCTAAGATACCGGTCAAGCGCCCCAGACTCTGCTTGTAGCTATCAGGATTATGCGGGTTGTCGGCGGCGCTGGAGTAGTATATGCTGGCTTGATTGTTTTCGATAAGGTCTTTGTAAATCCAGTGCGTGGGTGCGTCGGGATTGGTAGTGAGGATGATCTGCCTCCAGTCGGCAGCGTTACCACGCATACGGGCGAGGACCTCGTTGTAATCATCCTCAGTAAAGCCCGTGGCTTCTTCCATCCAGGCAATGTCAATCCCTCCCGCCGCCCCAATGCTGCGCACCTGCTCGCGCTGCTCGCGGTTTGCCATCCCGCCATAGGTCAAGAGGCTGCCATTGTGGTATTCGAAGCGCAACTTGGAGGGATAGTGCCGCACACGTGGGTCATTGCTGATCACGGTGCGCTCCATAAATAGCACGGTGCTGTTTGTCATTGACTGGCGAATCTTGCGTAGCATGAGCGCTTGGGCTTTAGGGTACTTTAAGCAGTAGCCATGTAACTTTTCGGCAGCCACGCGGCTTTTACCACCACCCGCGCTGCCGGTCAAGAGCAACACCGGCGACTTATCACGCCAGGGCGCGACTTGCCAGGGTAACGGCTTGTAGGGCGCGAGGTGTTTAGTCATTGTCCTCGTCCCAATCGTCGGGACTGATAGTGACGTAGCCCTTGACGGCAATCTCGCCGCTGTGCTCCACGCGCTCGGTAGGAGCATAGCCCCGCTGGCGACCCTTCATGGTGAGATACCACTTAGCCGTAGGGATGTCGTCGTCATTCATTGCGCCGATGATCTTCGACTCGGCCATATCCAACACGGCTTCACATTCAGCCTCATAGGCAGCTTTAACCGTCGCGTGTTTTTCGATGTATGATTTAGCCGTATGCCAATCACAACCCACACGACGCGCTATCGTCGAGATGATACCACCGCTACCGGGTATCACCTCAATAAACTGCTTTGCTGTATATGCTGCCCTAGCCAAATTCTAACCCCTTCGTTAGTTTTCGGAATATCCCAAATTACCTACGATGATCTCGTCACTATTGAGGTCATGCACCACGCCCGACAGGTCGCCGAATTCAGATAGCCAGCGCCGCAGGTCGGCATACTGGCGTTCACTGATTTGGCGTGGATTCTTATGGTAGAGTTTACTCATCATGCGCCTCACGGGCTTGGGCCAGTTCGCGCTGTAGCTGCTGGATAAGTTGCGCCTGCATCTCATTACCCATGCGCAGTTCCTCACCCTCACGCATGAGCTCGCCAACAACTTTTAATAATTGCTCGCGATTGTATTCAGCCCATTTGTTTGTCATATCCTACTCGCTATAATCCTAATCATGTGACCGTCCTCATCAAGTGCACCGGTGGCGATAGCGGAGTGTACACCTAACGCGCGCTCTACAATCGCGCGCAGGTCGTCGTCGTCAATATACACTGGCTCACGTTCGGTGTAGGTTGCAGAGGTGTCGCGGACCTCAAGTGTTAAATCATCCCAGCACACGCAAACATGAACATCGCCACCCAACAGCGCTATGCAGCGCGCTTGTAGTTCAGTCTTGATCGCGTCCATGCCATTCCTCTCCAAACCAGTAAAACCTAAACCTCCCCGCGAGGCCGGCACTCGCGGCAATCCAAAGGCAGGCTCACTTGCGACATAGAAATGCCGCGCGTATTTCTGCCTCAGTCCTTCCCAGACGCTTCCCCATCGCTGCTACCCGCAGGACCACATCCGTTAACCACGCTTCCTGATACCGCGCGCTTGACTCTGAAAACATAGTCCCTAAACGCTGCGTCCCCGACGCTTGCGGCGATAATGTCGAATAGTTCTCCACGCTTAACGGCTTCTCCACCATAATCCACCACCAGTATATTTGATTGCGTCGTGCCGTTGTGTTCCAGATTCTCCTTCGCACTACATAATATTGCAGTGAGCAAGTGGGTCGGAGCCAGGATCGACCACTTAGCCTCCGGTCTATCAAGTCTCCTGACGATGACTGTAATTTCCGCCCAACCATCGGGCGCGGGAATATCTTCCATACCCCACCACTGCTAACTACCTTTACGTAACAGCGCGTCCACTTCAGCAAGGGGTAGATGTGCTTTGAGCACCGGCACAGGATCAATCCAGTTGATGCGCGCGCTTAACCATTCGCGGGTGAATTCATCCGTCGCCATATCGAAGTGCAAATGGTCGCCCGTCTTCCAGTTCGCAAGCACGCCGATCTGTTGTCCGGCGTCCACGGCCTGCCCTGTAGTGACTTGCAGTTCGATGTGTGCATCAAAACGCCATCCATCAACAATTTATCACAAACGCCCTCGCCTATTTCTGTATCTGGCTTGCTACTGCTGGGTTATTCCGCAAACCAGTAACAACTTCCTCCCAGACTAAGTGAGAAATAAACTTCTGTTTTCTATATGCTACTGTGTTTGGGGGCCTTTGTGTTATAGAAGTTTTG